ACGTGGCGCCCGTTACATAAACAAGCCCAGGTGTTGTACCTACCGATTGCCACGCCGCGCCGTCATAGTATTGCGTAGTGTTCGTTGCTTCGATGTAAGCAAATTGGCCCTCGGCTAACACCTTTTCACCTGCGCCACCAAAGGCAGCATCGCGAGTCACAGTTGTTGCAAAGACTGGTATGCCAGTATTGACCTGCGTCATTTCGGCAGCTGTTAATACTTCCCCAGCAACAAAGGCTGGTACTGCTGTTTGTGCGTTGGCTCCCATAAGTGCTCCTTATCCTAAAACATTCTCTGCGTCGAGTGTGCCATACACCGCGTTATCCAAGATCAACTCGTAAACAATGGTTGTTGGCGCGGTTGAGTACAGCACTCTGTGGCCAGTAGAAAAGTCCAAATAATGCTCAATGCCTTCAACAGACAGCTCTTGGGCCAACTGGGTTGTGCCGGCACCGCTTGGGAATGTCTTTTCTACGGTGATGGTGTCGCCTATTTCTAGGGTTGCCAGAGTGTCCTTTTGGGCCGTGGTCAGCATCAGGAATGCAGTTTCAACGCTGGTGTACCGTGCTTCGGGTTCAGGGTTCAACAAGTACGACGCGGCGGTATCAATTTCTCCCTGCACGTGAAGCAGGCTGTTCGTGATGCTGTTGGTCTGAATAAAGTACGTGGCAATTGAGCCTGCGTCGGTGGCTGTTGCTGTCTTGCCGTCCAACCCTGTTACGACCACGCGGTTAACTACAGCGTCAGCCTCAAATGAGATGCCCACGCCGTTATACTTGTATTCCGTGCCGTCATCATGGAAGTCTGCTACTGGCGCCGACAGGGTTTGACCGATGCGGTCTTGAAATGTGAGCACGCCTTCACGGGACATAAACAGGCGACCAAACTCGGCGGTGTCGTTAATTTGAGCAATGTATTGCAACACGTTGGTTCCTGCCGGCACGGTGTACGACGCATCATGGCCAAGGTTTACGGTGCCTGTTGAGATGTCACGAGCCAAGGCTGGGAAGTTAACTTCTGGCAGATCAAGCACGGTTTCAATGCGCTCACCAGACGTTTCGGCTATTGGGTTGAACTCATCCAAATAGGTTTGTGCTAGCAAATAAAACTGGTCAGCGCAATACACGGTCACCGTGTCCAAACCGCCAAGTGCAAAGTTGTAGTCGTAATTCACGACATAGCCCGAGTACAGCAATTCAGGGACATCGGTAGAGCTGTATCGAATGAGGCGAACTTGACGCATTGGCGCTAGTCCAGGCTTTGCTTCGGCGGTGTCGTAATACGGGCTGTTTTCGTCAAACGGGTTGAAGATGCCGTCCACGTCTTGAATGGTGAACGTCATCGTGCCGGCGCTAAACGTGTCGCCTATGTCGCGTCTGCCGCGTTTGGCTGTGATGCTGACAGTCGAGTCCATGACGCTGGCGAACTCAGTCGTGCCGTCCAACACGTATGAAGTGTTATCTAAAACGCCTTTGAGCGCGTCATCTAAAACAAACGCGTCAACAATAAAACCTGTGGCGATCTGCAGGTCATAGTTACCTGAATCAACAACAGCGACGCCTGGCATTAGGCAATGTTCAGAGCCAACGGCCCTGCACTCCGTGAGTAGGCGCGCAATGCGTTGACCACGGCTTGACCGATTTCTGCGCTAGTCGAGAGCCCGCCTGTGACGTTGACGGTCACTCCCCCGCCAGTATTCATGCGGTCTAACGGCACGACTGCCTCTGGGCCAGCCTCACCAATAAGGGCAAGCGTAGGACTAGACACGATGCCACCTTCAGCCATACGTGGCAAACCTAAACGACCTGCAGCTTGTGTCGGTGTTCCGCCAATTTGTGGCACAGGCAAGTTTGGCACTTTAGGCAAATCAGGCAACAACGGGATTGAGTTGTACGCGCTCACGATTGCGTTAACCGCGCCAATTGCAGCGTTGACCATGCCAGCAAAGAATCCGATCACGGTGTTAACAATTGCTTTAATGCCGTCACGGAACCATTCAAACTTGTTGTACGCGGTAACAAGCGCCACGACCAGCAATGCGATGCCGGCAGCGATCAGCGCAAATGGGTTGAGTGCCATGGCGATGTTGGTGACAACGATTGCGGCGGCTACTGCTCCGATAGCGCCAGCAATTGCAAGAAACGCTTGTGGGTTGTCTTGTGCCCACATAGCAAACTTGTTGAGTATCGGGAGCACGGCCTCGACTACTGGCAACAACGCAGCGCCAATTGACTCTTTTGTTTCGCCAATAGAGTTAGACAAAATCTTCATTTTGCCTGCAGCGGTTTCTGCGCTTGCAGCGGTAGCACCGCCAAACGTACCGCCAAGCACGTCCATGATTTCGTTCAGGCTTGCGCCCTCTTTAATCATCGTTGCCATTTCTGGACTCAATGATCGGAGCGCCTTAAAGTTTCCTTGATAAGCCTTGGCAAGAGCGTCTGCGACGGTGGCGCTACTGGTGCCTGTGGCTGTGCTGATGTCCATAACAAGGTTCATGTCGCGCATGGCCATGTCCACATCTTTTGTACCGCGCACAAGTGCTTCTAAAGCCAAACGGTATTCGGTGTCAGCAACGCCAGACGCTCGAGACATCGCGCTGATCTGATCTTCAACCTGTGCGGTCTGGGCTTTACCTGCACCAGTAACATTTTGCAAAGTAAGCGCTAAAGCGGCCTGCTCTTGCTGATCTTCCATCGCAGCCTTAGTCGCATCGCCAAGAGCCAATGCCAAACCGCCAAGCGCTGCAGCTGCCGGCACCGCTGCCTTTTTAATAGCAAACTGGGCTTTTTCCGATGTTGTTTCGAGTTGCTTGAACTGGGCAATAGCCTTTTTAATCCCTTTGCCGTCAAACTCTGAAATGATCGGGATATTGATTGCCATTATGCAGTCTCTCTATTCGCTTCGCTCATGACGCGCTTGACCAGTTGCTCCATCTCGGACATGACATCACTTTGGCGTTGCTCGTACGCTTTCCACATTACTCGCGAACGACTGCCATAGCGTGTAGTTAACGCACGGCCAAGAGAGCCAGCCATAGACGTGTCAAACATCGTGCCTGTTGCGCCTTTCCATTGAATGGCAAACGTGCCCACATTGGTTGTGTTTCCGTTGTATTCCTTGATCGCTCGAGTGTTGATCTTGGCAGCGATTTTTTGTTTCATGCCAGGTATCCAAGGCAAGATCTGGAACCCTGATCGGGTTTGCCAGTTGCGCGCCATACCAGACAGCGGGATGCCAGTAGGCACAAGTTTGTTTGCATCGTCAATAACAGGCTGGACGATCTTCTTGTAGTCCTTGGTGATTTCTCGGCGCAGAGATTTGTCAATGTTGTTGAGGGTCTTCAAAGCATCCTTAAGCCCGACGACCTCAACCCTTGCCGATACTTCCGCCACGTTATCTCCGTTTTTTGTTTGCCTCGTTAAGCACTTTAATGACCGTTGCCATATCTCGAGCGTCAAACACAATGTCGCTAGGCCACCAACCGACCGCGACCAATATCTCTGCTAGTTGGCGGCGGTAGGTGCCGCGTCCGTAGGGTTTGGGTCTGTCTCATCCAGTACCGGCAGAATGTCGATGTCAGGGTTTTTGCTAAGCCATTCGCGCCAATTGTCACCAACTTGCTCACCTTTAATTTTTAAGATCGTGTGCATCCAGCAGGCGTAATCCGAGTACAACGGGTTTGCGGAGAGCTGTTGAATGTTGCGGCGCTCGAGTCGTTCCCATTCCGTGACCACAAACAGGTTTGTGTAGTAGTACTCGGGTGCGCTGTCGGGCGTGCGCTTTAACTGCAACTTGATCTTCATGTTTCTCCTATGTCGGCTTGGAGCCGTTATTTATGCGGTGGTGTCAATCGTCAACGCGCCACCCATAAACGTGAGGTCATAGGTTGACAACTCGCCAAGGGATGCGTTGATAACTGGCAATGATTCCAGGTAGCAACCAGTCAAAATAAACTTTGGGTTGGTTGCTGATTCTGCACCTGATGCTGGGGTCAAGGTGATGTTGGTCTTAGTGCCAACCAATGGGAACAACGTTGCGTAGGTTTCGGTTGCTGCGAACGATGCGTACATCGTCAAGGTCACTTCGTTGTTGACAAGGCCTGCGGTGTAACTGCGTGAGTTGGTTCCGAACGCGGTGTCTTCAAGCGCTTCAACCAGATAGGTCAATGTCGCTGCGCTGCACATGTCGGTCAAATCAACGGCGTTAATTGTGAGGACTGGGTTCGAGAGGTAAGTGCTACTGGCCATAAATGCTCCTTAGGTTATGTTCTGATAGTAGATGATTTGTGTTGCTTAGTTGTGGATTACGAAGTCTGGGCTTGGATAGCGCAATCAAGGTCATAGCACGGATACAACGCGCCACCGATTTCAAGGCTTGACGGACGGCCACCCATAACGATGATCTTGGAGCCAAGCACGGTTGCAACAATGCTAAGAATCTGACGCAGTACCGGCAGACCTGCTGGGCCCGAGCCGATCACTTTCACAGGAAACTCGAGGCGTACCACGTTGCCGTTGCCTGCGATAGTCGTAAAGTTTGGCGCGTCTAAATAAACCGAGTTACTAACAAGTTTGGTTGCATCATTTATTACACGCAGCCCAGTCACCGCGGTAAGCGTTGCTGTTACGTCATCAATTGCTTCGTTAAACAGGTCGGTGTAAGACATCAGGCAACCGCTGGACGTGGAATACCTAAGAGCTGCTTAACGATCGGGGTCAGGCTTTGCTGTGGGGCTGAACCCATGCCGTCAAACGTGGCGTAGGTTGCCTCTATTGACCCTCTAGAGCGCCACAGAGCGGCGCAATACATCAAAGTGCCCAATGTTGCGTCACCGCCTGGCGAGGTCGTTAGAGAGTCGATATAGCCCGATTCCTGACGCCTGCGATATGCAAATTGATTACCAGCTGACACAGATTGCGTGAGCAACGTGTAATCATCTGACGGGTTAGAAATGTTAATGCCCAAAAATGTTGCAACTTGCGCAGCTGTTACCCACGTGCAAACAGGGTCATACGAAACGGTGCCAGACGCGGCGGTGCGCTCAACATTGGTAGCGGTCTTAGCGTAAAGAACCTGATCTGCAATCGGCATCTGGTAGTCGTAGAGCAGATCGCCTTCAGTATCAACGCCGATAAACAAATACTGTGGCAATGCGCGCACGCTGTAAGTGCCGTTAAATGTGGCGTCAACGCCTGCAACCGTAATTGACTGGCCGACTGCAATCTCGCTGGGGGTCAGGAGTTGCAGTACGGCGAAGTCATCAATTAGGTACTTGTTAGTAACCGTGTATGTTGCCATGAGCGGATGCTCCGCTCTCGACTAGGCGATTGCGATTGACTTAACCTGATCGCCGTCTGCGATAAAGGTTGAGACGTAGCCGTAGTAGGAGAATGTGCGACCCAAGGTTGCAGGTACTTCTAC